ATCTATGGTTTTCGGACAGCAAGTCGTCGGCAGTAATGTCGGCGGTAATGTCGGCGGGATACGAGGTCCGTAACACGATAATTTGGAACAAAAATTTGGCTCAGTTTGGAGCGATTGGAGCACAATATAAAAGCAAGCACGAACCATGCTTGTACTGTTTCAAAAAAGGAAACTCACCATATTGGCAGGGGCCAAACAATGAGGTCAGCGTGTGGGACGTTGCTCGATCGTCAAAAAATGAGTTTCATCCGACACAGAAGCCTATTGGTTTACCGGCGAGGGCATTCGGGAACAGTTGTCCTGTGCATGGGCTCGTTCTGGATCTATTCCTGGGTTCAGGAACCACGCTCATAGCCGCTGAGCAACTTAGCCGCAAGTGCTACGGCATGGAGATCAGTCCAGCCTACTGCGATGTGATCGTGAAGCGGTGGGAGACGTTGACGGGAAAGAAAGCGATTATGGAATTAAACGGATGATAGATTTTGTATGCGGTGCCGTTTACATTGGCTCAGATGAAAAGCACAAGGAAACGAACGAATGACCAGCGGTTAATGGATCAGGCTTGGATGGCGGACATGAAGGCGCGAGGGCGCAGTTTCACGCAAATTGCCGAGGAGTTTAAAGCGCTAAATCGACCGTATTCCCTGACGCGGACGCAGTTCAGCTATGATTGGAAATCGCTCGCTGCTCATTACGCGGAGCAGACGAAGAATTCTTTCGATGCCTGGAGGAATGAATTATTGGCAGGGATTCAGGCTCAAGAATTGGCCTTGTGGAAGGCTTGGGAGAAGTCCCTGGAGAATCAGATTACGCGGAAGGTTGAGCAACTCACGGTCGGAAATGAGGAGAGAAAAAAGCAATTAATGGAGAATGCGGACTCGTTTGGAGACGTTCGGATCCATTCTCTCCTAATCGAATTGAGGGAGCAGAAGATGAACCTGCTCGGGATTGTGAGGTTGAAAAGCGATCAAATAGATGTCAGACCTATGGAGATGGCCGAAGTTATCAGCGTAACAAACACAGGCGCCGAGGATCTTGAACGGTGCCTGGGTGTGGCTATCCAATTGAGGAACCGAAAAAATGAATCGAGCCAACCTATCGAAAGATGAGACTGAGGCATTCCAAGGAATGTTCTCGTTGGCGCGAGCTGGGTTGCCTGTGGCAGCGATTTACCTCGATGAGTCGTTCCAGCCTCCCGACTTCCAAATCGAAGCGCTGGACAGGATTCAGAGCGCTTGTGTTGGGCCAGGACGATTAGCGATCGTGCTCCCGCCAAAGCACGGGAAGACCAGGCTCGTCCAGGAATCAGTCAGTTGGCTGATTGGGAACAATCCTGGGAAGGCCATCACGCTCGTCAGCGATTTCGAGTATGGGCCGAAGTCCGTCGACATTCCGTTGATCCGGGCCTCGCAAAGCGTGCGCGAAAGGATCACGGGCTCGATGAGGTGCGGAACGCGACCCATTGGGAGACGACAGTAGGCGGTGGGTTGACGGTGATTCGGATTGGCAACACGTCGAGGCCGTGTGATTATTTGTTCGTCGACGATCCATTCTCGACGTTCGCAAAGGCACAATTGGCATCGACAAGGGAAGCGGTCTGGCAATGGTTTAGGACGTTCTGTGTGACGTCGGTCAAGCCGGGAGGGTCGGTCGTGTTGATTGGGTCGAGGACGCACACGGATGATTTATTTGGGCGCCTTGAGAAATCCGGGGAGCCATGGGAATGGTACAAACGGAAAGCGATTGAATGATCGCACTCTGGCCAGAGCGAATCCAGTTGGAATACCTTGAGCGGGTGCGCGTGGCGGTCGGTGGGACAATCTTCAACGCGATGTATCTCGGGGAGCCTGATCAGGAGAGCGGCGATCGGACCGAGACGATCCCGGATCGCCGTTCATTCGAGCAATTCCTTCTTGCGGACTGCATGGCGCCTGCGAGCGGTGGAGATGAGAATCGAGGATTGTTCGCTCCATACTCGTTCAAAGGCCGTGAAGCGCTGCTGCATATTGTCCGTCAGATCGACAAGATCATTGCGAATAGGATCGAGGACGCAACGGTCTCTCTGGCGGGAGGTGCACAGATCGGGAAGTCGATGCTTCAGCATGGGCTCGTTGGGTACGGCACGGGCCAGAGGTTTCTCAATGTGATGTTGTTCCTGCCTGACAAGGATCTTGTGGCGGGTGTCGTCCAGACGAAGTTCAGGCCAAACTTGGTCGATCAGATCCCTTGGTTCGCTCGCATGATGAAGCTAGGGATAGAATCGAACGAGAGCGGGAAGGTCGTGAATCGGATCGGAGCGTTCAGCGTTACGGATGGAATTAAACGGGCCGGGGCGATGTTTTGCGGACTGAACAAGGTGCCGACGACCTTCTCTTGCGACATCGCTATTGTGGACGAGGTGGACGACGTCGATTCAGGCAATGAGAGTTTTATCGGCGGTCGCCTGACGAACTCTAACCTTCGATTAATCTTCAAAGCAGGAACGCAACGGGTGCACGGTCGAGGAATGCAAAAGGCCTGGAAAGACGGCTCTCAAGGCGTTTTCATTATCGACTGTCCGTCGTGTGGGAAGTCCCACAACCCCGAAGAATCCTTCCCTGAAATTGTGTGCATCGATACCGACGACGGGGAGGTTGCTCGGCTGACGTACAACGCGGACCTTCGCATCGGTGACAGGATCGTCTGCGAGCACGCTGCGGAGAACTCCTATCGACTCGGGTGCACCAGTTGCGGGTCCGAGTTGGACACAGCGACGGGAAACTACGTCCACCGGAAACCGTCCAAGCTGGAATTCCACGAATACTCCTTCCGAATAAGTCAGTTATGCATGTCGGCGATCAGCCTTTCCAAGATCGTCAACGACTGGCGCAAGGCGATCGAGTCGGAGTCAAAGATGGTGACTTTCAGGACGGACGTCCTCGGGCTCCCACGGTCCTCGGCGCAAAAGCTTGAGCCTGCGATCATGGATCGTGCGCGTCACGTCATCGAATTCTCTCCAGGATATTCCCACGACACGAAATTCCAGAGGTTCGCTGGTCTGGACATCGGGTCTCGGTGCTGGTTTGTCGTTCGGGAAATGGTAGGTCCCCACGACAAGCGCATCATTTGGGCCGAGTCGATCCCGCTCCATGTCATTTCCACGCGGGTGCCAGCGCTTGTCGAATCGCTCGGGATAACCTCGACGTTCATCGACCAGATGCCAGAAACCAAGGAATCTCGACAATTGGCGTTTGCACTCAATGGATTTGGGTCGCTGGATAGGCTCCCTGCGATCCCGGACAGTGGGAGATGTTATGTGTCCGTCGGTAACGGCGTGGCGTTCAGCAGGGGCGAAGACGGCGCGGAGAAGTGGGTTGGACTAAGGGCGGCTGTCGTGCGGTTCGACAACAAAAAGCTAGGGGCAGGCATCGACCAAAGGATCGATCGATTCGTTGGTTCTGACGGAATGCCTACATACGTCCCATTGATCGCGTGCAATCGATTCGAGACCGTCGACGCTGTCGTGCGGGAATTCCTGACGCCGACCGAGGGCGAGATCGATGTCATTCATGGGCTGGGTATTCGCCAGTCGCCATCGATCAGACTCCCGAACCTGAAGGATGGAATCTGGCAGGAATTCGAGGATCATCACATAGCGGGAAGTGAAAGAGGACTTACTTCCGACAATGAATTAGGCGATTACGTGAGGGACGAGAACCATCTATTATTTGCCAATGGATACGCACGTCTGAGCGAAGTTGTTTGCAAAGGGAACCGGACCAGAGTATTCAGCGCGAGCAGGATTGGCACTAGCGGAACCGGCAACAGTGGCGTATGAAAAGCGAAATTCAGCAGGGATTGCAGTCGGAACGAATCACGAGAAGCATTCAATTCTCGTGGAATCCCGTCAGGTACGCCACCCCGGAACGGCTAGGGACCGAGCTAGATGCGTTCTACATTGGGACTCTGACCATCGGTAAGTTCTGGAGCATGATGTTGGCCAGGGATCCAGAGTTGATGACCGCCTTCAGCAAGCGAGAGGAGAGTGTGGAGCAATTGGAATGGCAGATAGTCAAGAACGAGTCACTGCCTGAAGGCATGGAGGACGCAGCGGACGATCAGGTGAAGATCCTGAACGATTTCTATTCGTCAATCAGGGTCACTGATGTCTTGAAACAGGACTTGATCGGAGGGGTCGGGGTGTTGGCTCGTCAGATACTTCAGGCGCGCGCGTACGGGTGGGCCGTGCATGAGTTGATTTGGCGACCAGGTGAAGGCGTTGACGGCTCTTTGGCTCTGACTCTCCGTCACGTTCCCATTTATTGGTTCGAGAATCGAACGGGTAAACTCCGGTTCCTGCTCAATGATACGGATATTAACGGGGTCGATATGGAGCAAGGAGAGTGGTTGGTCTCCGCTTCTTCGACGTTCATGGAGTCGGTGACGTCCCTCTGGCTATACAAGCGGAACCTTCTGCAATCGTGGGTTCGGTTCTGTTCGAAATACGGAATGCCACTCCCGATCGTTAAGGTCGACGCTCCGGTTGGATCGGCACAATGGGAGTCCGGGAAGACTCTTGTGGCTGCAATCCAAGAGGACTGGTCCGGTATCATGACTCCAGACGCTAGCCTGGAGTTCGCTCAGATCGATAGGACTGGGGATTCGACGTTCGCCAAGCTGTTCGATGAGATCAAGCGGACTATCATTACCGTTGTCCTAGGGTCCGATCTCTCGACGATCAGCGCGCAAGGAGGTGCCGGACAGGGTGCATCGCTTCAGGGCAATGAGGCACTGAAGAAGGAGAAGTCGGACGCATGCATGATCTCTGAGACCTGCAACAACACCCTGGATAAATTCGTCCTGGAGTATTCGCTCGGGCCCGGTGTCCCTATTCTCGCTCGGTTCATGCTCGTTCCGTCGAAACAGCAGAACACCCCTAACGAGATTATGATCGATCGGATGTTCCGAGAGTTCGGAATTGAGCTTTCCGTCGATGATCTGCGCAATCGATACGGTCGAGGCGAGCCAGTGGAAGGCAGCGACACAGTCGGAGAGGTTGAGCAGCAGGATCCGGCCATGGAATTGGCGAACAGTCTCGTCTCGGAAGGCACCGACCAGGCGGCGTTCGGGCGCGCGAAGGACATGCTCGGAGTGTGCCGTGAGTTGAATCGAATACTGAAGATAGAAGATCCAACGGTGCTCCTTAACGCACTTAGACATTTCCAGAATAATACGCGGTTCAGGGCTGCTCGGTTGCTCGACACAGGGAAGGAATTACAGAAAGCAATCGAAAAAACGCTTGCATCTGCTACATTAAACGGGATAACAACGGCTCCGACGAAATGAACACCTTACCCAAGGGTGGTCTAATCCTCTGCAACGAGGAACCGATCAACCAAATTGAACTCTCCAACGAGAAAGAGTTCTCCTTGGATGGCGATGGCTGGGCTATGGTGGCACCTTTTGGGGACCGGAAGTATCCGCACCAAGTAGGGGATCACAAGTTCATCATTCAACGACTTACGAAAGAGTCTGCTGATGAATTGGTGAATTCGTTCCAATCGTTCGTCGGTAAAGCCAAGAGGTTTTTCCGTGGGGCTCCGATGTTCGTTGGTCATCCGGACCATCCAGGGACTGGCGCTCAGTATCCGATCAAGGAACCTGTCGGAGTGTTCAGGGAAATGCGCGTAGGGGACGATGGTCTCTATGTTCGCCCCGTGTTCACGGATCGCGGAGCGGAATTCCTTGACGCACACGTTAAGCTCTACCCTTCGGTTCGATGGCAGGTTAGGCCATCTGGCGAGAAGGACGGCGTCCCTGTTTACGAGCCTTTCAATCTGACTTCGATCGGTATGGTGCGGAACCCGAACCTTCCGACGGAGATGTTAAATGCAAAACAGGAAAACAATATCATGGAAAAGAAACTCATAATCCCTCTGCTCTCGCAATTGGGTCTCACTCTCGCAAACGACGCAACCGACGACGTGATCAGCAATTCAGTTCTCACTCTTGCGAATGAAGTGAAGAATAAAACTGCGCGAATCACTGCCTTGGAGGCCGAAGTGACTGCCGTCAAGACTCGGGCCGATGCGGCTGAGTTGACTCTCGCGAACGATCGCAAGGAAAAGGCGACATCGCTCATTGCAGAGCGGATCAAATCCGGTGCGATCACAGAGGCCGAGAAGCCTCTTTGGGAGAAGCGCCTGGAGCACGATCTCGTCAACGAATCCGTCGCCTTGCTCGCACTGCCTGCGAAGATCAAGACGACCGAGAATCAGTCCGTGAGTGGTGCTCGGGATCGCGCGGTGTCTTCAGTGCGGGAGGTTGAGACGAAGATCCACACGCTCGTCAATGCTCGCCAGGTCGAACTGGTTGCAACCGGTAAGACGAGTCCGGACGCTGCCTATCGAATCGCTTGGGGCCAAATTCAGGCCGAACAACCCGCACTTTTTGAGGCGCTTTCGGCCAAGTAAAAGGCCAAGAAACAATCGAAGAAAACATAACGAACCATGGATGAAAAAGCTGAATTAGAAGCATTCCGCGCTGAAAAGAAGCGCAACGAATTGATTGAGGTCGAGATGCGAAAGCGCTCTGAACTCTGTCATGGTGCCATCCCTGCCGATCAATTGCGAGAGATCGCGGGTCGACAAGTTGATCACGACGCGGCGCTCGCTAAGGCTGCTGCGCTTGCGGCTCCTACCAAGGCTGCGGCTCCTGCTGCTGCCAAATAAATCTCCGAACAGAATCGAATCCACATTCCTAAACAAATCATGAAACACAAGACAAACGATATTCTCAAGAGCGCTCTGAAGCGCTGTAACGAGATTCGGAAGGCAATGGGGATTCCCAACCTGTTCGATCTCAATCGCATTCGGTGGGATCTGCCACCGAGCGCGAACATGCGGTTGTTGTCGCGCCTGATGCGCGGTGGACCGCAACTCACGAACGACGTGAACAGCCTCTTGTCCGAGGACGGATACATCACGCGCACTGGCGATGCGGCGATCGCTCGTTATCTGCTCGTTCAGAAGGGTGCTTCTGTAGCAACCAACGTCGCAGTGTATACTAGCGGCACTCCGCTTGGGATCACTGAGGAACCTGTGGCTACAACCGGCGAGTATGCAATCCGTTTGCTCCTAAACGGTCCGGTTGGAACAGCTTATATGACGAGCGACGGTACTGCTGCTGTTGCTGTCGGCGACGTTCTTATTCCGGTGTCTGGTGGGAAGGTCAAGACTATTACTGGTACCGGCAACCTGACATGGGTCGGGCAGGCTGTTGAGGCTTGTGCAAACGGCGCATCTGGTCTCGATGCAGAGTTTGAGGCACAACCAACACTCGGTTACCGTACGCTGTAATCGCAATCGATAAACGAAATCATCTAGGAAACACGAAAATGAATACCCCTATTATCGATCTGTGCAACGGCAAGCAATACGCGGACGCTGTCGATCTTCCGATGGAATCGCAAGATCTTCAGAACGGCCAAATCTACCTCGCCAACGATGCTCGATTCAGCCAGGCGACGTTCAACCAACCTTTGACGACCTATGCGGTCGGCGGATGGGCTCAGCCTGCTGTCGATCGTCAGATCGAAGCGTTGGTAGGTGCGCCGATCCAAGTCGGCAATCGTTTCAACTACAAGGTTTGGAGCAACGTTGAGGCCTTCCGAAGTGGCAACACTGAAGAAGATCGACGCGCAATTGGTGCTGAGTACAAGGCTGTCAACATGACCAACACGGAGGTCAATGCTCAGACTGTTGATCGTGGATTGATCTTCCCTCTAGACAAACGTGAACTCCAAGAAGGCGTCTTCACCGAACAAATGGCGATCGATCATTTGATCACTCGCTTGAAGATCAATCAGCTTCGTCGAGCGCACGCGCTGTTGGTCGCTGCGGCTACCAATACTGCCAAAACGTGGTTGACCGGGTTCACCAAAGACCCCGACATGGAGGTCTATACCGAGGTACAGGCGTACCACACTGCGACAGGGATTTGGCCGAACACCGTCACGTACGGGAAGCAGGCCAAGCTCGGTCGATTCTTGCAGTTGCGCAATCAGGCAACTGCCGGTGCTTTCGCTGGCGCCTCGGCGATGACGATGGAACAGATCGCTACGGCGGTCCAAGTCGAGAACGCCTATGACATCGACGTGAGCTATCAGTCGAGCGCCACGGCCAAAACTGCGATCGGCAACGCAATCGCAATGGTCCATTACGCTGCGCGGACTGCGAACAAGTACGATCCGAGCAATATCCGTTACTTCTGGAGTCCTACGGTCGGCGGTGGGCGTGTGGAAGCATTCCGATATGAGGTTGGATCTTCTCAAGTGGTTGTCGGTGTCCGGCACTGTGAGTTGATCGCGATTCCTTTCACAGGTGGCATTCGCACCTTGACGATCTCGTAACCCACGAGTTAAACGCATAACCCCTGGAGGCTGGCTGGTGGCAACGCTGGCCAGCCTCTTTTCTTTTCGATCTTATGGCCTGGGTCACTGTCTCATTCGAGGACTGTAAAAACTACGTGGTCGGCGCGCTCGTCAACGCGATCGATCAAAGCGCTTTGGATGGTGCGCAGTTAGATCGATTCACACAGGTTCAGTCCGATGTCATCGCTCAAGTGCGGATGGCGTGCGCGACTAACACGGCGACAATTCTGGATGAGGACGCCACAAAGATTCCGCAATCGCTCCGTCCGGCGGCGGCTTGGCTGATCTGTGGGATGATGGCGAAAGGTCTTGGGTATGCGCTGGACGAACAGCAGATTGCAGAGTACAACGACGCCAAGGATCTACTGGCGCAGGTAGCTCGAGGAGATCGAACCGTCGAGAATGCCGACACTGACGACACAACACCAGATGCGCAGGCCGGTAGTTCAATCGAGTTGGTCTCGGCATCTACTTCCCTGTACACAGCCACAACGATGTGCTCCCTCTGAGATGAAACACTTTCTTCTGTTCCTGTTAGTACTGACTGGCCTTTACGCGCGCGCGGCGACCATCACTGGACCGATCTCTCTGGCCTACAGCAACGCGCCATATGTGGGGCCGATCCTGTTCAGGCCATTGTCCACTCCGCTGCCGTATACGCCGACGCTGATCACAGGCGGAGACTTCACGGTTCGACCTGACACGAACGGCACGTTCAGCGTGGCATTGCAGCCCGGTAACTACCGAGTGACAGTAGGAGCGGACCGAGCCTTCGTGATCGATGTCCCAACCAACGCGGCGACGTACACTCTCTTAGAGCGAATCACGAACAGCCTCTCATGGAATTCGTCGATCAGTCCGCGCACGAACTCCTACAACATCGCGACAGATACGATCGAAGGAGTCGTTAGGACTTACACCACTCAAGTGTCCCCGGTTACTTGGACGACGAACGACACGGCTGTGCTTGGGACGTATATGTTCACCTATTGGGGATCGGGTTCCCCGGAGGGTGTCCTGACGGCTCCTGTTGGCGCTGTGTTCCATCGGACCAATGGTGGGGCTAGTTCTACACTGTACGTCAAGGAAAGCGGCACAGGGAATACTGGCTGGATTCCTTACGGTGCTCCGGGAGGTGGCGGATCATTGACGGACGGCGACAAGGGCGACATTACGGTCTCTGGCACCGGGACGACATGGAAGATAAATCCAGGTTTTATCCGCACGTTTGAGAAGATTAGCGATATGGTCGTTGCACCCATGACCGGATCGACGAACTTTCTGCTCATGGGGTACTACGCTCCGAACGATGGAGGAGGAGGGCGGTTCTATTACGATGCGTCGTCGTCATCATCGACTAATTATGGAACGGAGATAAAGCCGAGTACGACGACGGGACGAATCAAGAGGATCGTCGAAGGATACGTTACTCCGAAAATGTTTGGGGCCAAGGGCAACTACAATTCAGGTGCTGGAACCGGCCAGGACGACACGACGTATTTCCAACAGGCACTCAATCATTGTCTGACGACTGGGAATAGGTTCAAGGTTGATCCTGGGTACTACCAGACAACGAGCACGCTGACGGTTTCCAATGGATTCACGTCGACTATTGACTTCGGTAATTACAATCCGGAGCAATTTTCAGGAACGACAGCGGCGATCATGTATCTGAATGCGACGAATGTTCCGTTCATGACTTTGATCGACCCGACTCGGTTCACGATTGAGAATCTAGGTGTGTACATCAAGCCTATGAATGGTTGGGGGTTGTCGGATCTGGCGTCAGAACCGCAGCAGAACACGAACGCTTATGTGTTTCGGATCTATGGGTGGGGAACCTTTCTGAACATCCGGAACATTTCTGCAAACTACGGGTCCGGGTTCATTCAGAATATCGACGATGCGGCTTACACGACGCGCGGTGAGGCGAGGCTTTTCAACTGCAATATCGCCAACGTTGATTGCCGGTACGGCGATTGGGCTTTGGATCTTGCTGGTGGGTCAGGATCTGGGTGGGACAATCTATATTTCAAGAGCAGTGCCGGTGGCTATACGAACCAGACTGCGATGGGAGCTTTGCGATTTCGTGAGTTCATAAACAACGAGGTCTTTCATAGGTTGAATGTCGAATGGTCGGCATTCAAAAAGACCATGTTAGATCTGAATGGCGCTGAGATTCAGTTTGACGGATTGCACGTCGAGGGAATCGATTTTCCAAACAATTACAGTCAATACGTGAGTCGATCGGCCAACGTGGCTACGATCAGGACCACGACGCCTCACGGGTACGTGACAGGCCAGACTATCGGTCGAAGTGCATTCACGGACACGTCTTTCAATGGCTCAGGTACTGTCACGGTGGTCGACGAGAACACATTCACCTGCGCGAGCACTGGATCGAACATTGGAACGACTGCGGACAGCACAGGCATCCTCTGGAGATCGAGTCGGTGGTGGATTGAACAGACGAGCGGTGACGTCTCAATAGTCAACTCACGGTTCCAGGACATCCGGGCTAATTGGGGATACGTCACTCGTCAAGCGATGGTCTATTTCGATGGGAACCCGAGAGCATCTTTTAGCCTTGATCATGTAAAGATCGAACGGCTCAACGAGAACGTCGACGCTGAGACCTACAAGCTGCTTCGATTCATTGATACCGCGGCTGGTGCTCAACAGATCAAGGTGAATGCGGTCGAGGAATCTGATGTAACATACTGGACCAACAGTCCATCGTGGTATGGGTACGACGAGCGAATGTTGTCAGCGCCGAAGCGGTTCCATTCGGTGAGCCATTTTGGCGATGGCATCATGCCGTACAACACCTATCAGAACCTATCTCCACCAGACGTTGGTTTCTTAAGTACCTACACGAATGCGAATGGAGTTCTTCGGCTATCAAGTGGCACGACTGAATTCAATGCGACATTGTTGCAGCATGCGAATGCGCATACGTACTTGGGTTCAGCAGTGCATAGAATGAGGCTCAGATTCATTCTGACGGATCTTGCAACATCAGCCACGGACTACGAGATCATGAGGATCGGTTGGTTCTCCGAT